TGAAGATGCTATTGAAAAACTTTTAAAAAACAAAGATTTAAATTTTCAAAAAGGTGACAGCAATGATTTTGTAACAAATCGAATACCTTTTAATATACCAGCGTTAGATAAACTTACTGGAGGGGGCATACCATTTAAAAAGTTGACTCTTATATATGGACCAACTAACGTAGGTAAGTCTTATTTAGCATCTCAAATTGTAGTAAATGCTCAAAGGTTGGGCGGTAAAGCTGTGTGGATTGACACGGAATTGTCTTATGACAGAGACTGGATGAAAACCTGTGGAGTTGATGACCAAAAAATACTGGTTTCTCAACCCACTACTGGAGAAGAAGCTTTAGAACATGTTAGAGAAGCAATGGTAGCTGGCTTTGAGGTTATAGTATTAGATAGTATAGCCGGTCTTGTACCAACAAATATATTAGAAGAAGACTTTGGAAAAAGTCCTATTGCTTGGCAATCAAGATTTGTGAACACAGCTTTTCCCAGACTTTTCCCACACCTTCAAAACGGTTCAGCTTTTGTAGCTATCAATCAAGTTAGAGCTAGTATGGGACCTGTGGCGCTAGACGCGATGCCTGCAGGACAAGGGCAAGTATTCTTTTCACACTCTATTTTACAAGTCCAAAGAAAAGGTTGGATAACAGAGGGAGAGAAAAAAGTAGGGTTTGATATGAACATTAGATTACGTAAAACAAAGACTGGTGGTGAAAACTGGGATTCAGCTGTTGTGCCTTTTAGAGTAGAAGGCGGTATAGATGTTGTAGAAAGTTATATCCGAGATGCAATAGACCAAAAAATTATTATTCAAAAAGGGCCGTGGTATACATATGGTGATATAAAAGTTATGGGTTTGAATGGTATTAAAGAAAAATTTATTGAAGATGATAAACTATTTGAAAAACTAAAAGATGAACTTACCACCTAGAGATTATACAGAACAAGAGCTTGTAATAGGAAAATGTTTAGATGAGTTTGGTTTAAGATATGATGAACAAGTTTATTATCACCCATATACAGTAGATTTTTATATTCCTGAAATAAAAATGGTAATTGAAGCAGATGGAGTATATGGTCATTTATCTAAAAGAGATGCCATGAGGGATGAGGTATTACTATTATTAGAAGATATTGAGTATATTATACATATAAAAGAAAAAACACAAGAAAAAATAAAGGAAAAATTATGGCTGGAATTAAACAAATTAAGCCAATAGGTCCTAGAAGTCACACTAAAAACGATTTGTGGCTATCAGAGATAATTGATGACCATTTAAATGGAACTATGTTTGCGCCTAGGACAGGTGTGTTTCACCCGTCTGTTATTAGCAACTCTTGTGATAGATATGTTTGGTTATGTTATCATGGTAAAATGGTTGACCAACCACTACCAGCTAAATTGCAAAGGATTTTTCAAAACGGTAGTTTTTTAGAAGAAAGAGTTGAAGCTTGGTTTAAAGATTTAAATATTTTAGTAGACAGAGAAGTTTCAGTTAAACAAGATATACCCCCAATCTCAGGGCGAATAGACTTTTTAATAAAACATTATAGTTTTGGAATTACTCCAATAGAACTTAAATCTATAAACACTGCTGGGTTTGCTAAATTAAAAGGACCTAAACCAGAGCATCAAATACAACTTCAAATGTATTTAAATATGGGGGGTTATGGTAAAGGCACTGTGTTATATGAAAATAAAAATGACCAAAAAATAAAAACTTTTATTGTGGACAGAGACCCGGAACAATGGGCGGACATTTTAGATAGATGTTTTAGAATCCAAGAAGCTCTTGTAGCGCCTGAAAAATGTACAGGGAACTCATGGTGTAATTGTAAGTTAGTCCCAATGGGGAGTGTGTAGTGGAAGAGAGAACTACTAAATGGACACCTATGAAGGCATTAGGTAGGGTAAACAAAAGAGTTGAGACTTTAGGTATACCAATTTTTGACCCTAAGTTACCTGAGACAGAAGAACTTGTTTTTTCAGAATTAGCAAATGCTACTGATAAAGAATTAGAAAAATACTTAACTATTTATGGTGGGTATAATGCATTCCTTCAAACAAAAATTGCTGACATAGAAGCTATATTAGGAGCTTTGGAAGCTTCGTTTAGTGAAGGATATAGTAAAGCAGCCTACACAATTTCTAAAGAACATGAGAAAAAAGGTAATAAGCGCCCAACAAATGATTTAATTCGAGGAGAGGTGTTAGATTCTTATGATTCTTTAGCACAGCTAAAAAAAGATATCATAGAACAAACAGCTGAACTAAGACGACTTAGGGGGTTGCTTGAAACCTATAAAGAAGCTTATGGTACAGTAAGTCGGGTTGTTACTTTGAGAACTAAGAGAGACTAAGATGAAACAGTTTTTAGGGCTTGATACATCAAGCAGAGCAATCCACGGCGCTGTAGTAGATGAGAATGAAAAATTGGTCAATCTTTACAAATGGGGAAGTGACAAGAAAAACGCTGGAGAAAGATTTCCTGAAATAGTCGTTGAATTTTCTAAAGAAATGAGTAAAATAAATATAATAGATAATGCTGCTGTAGAAGCTGCGATTTTTGTACAAAATAGAAAGTCATTGATTTCATTGGCTAGTATAATTGGAGCTACTTGGGCAGTCTTAGTACTAAATAATATAGAAACATCTTTAATACACCACGCTGAATGGAAGAAAGAAATTCTGGGTAAGGGTAGTTTAAAAAAAGATGCAATTATGGATTTTGCAATAGAGAAGTGGGGAGACAAGTTCCCCGAACAAGATTACGCAGATGCTGCTTGCATAGCGTTATGGAACAAAAGGAGGTTCTAGTATGAGTTTAGCTGGTGGATTAACCAAGGTAGTTAGAGGTTTTCAAATGTTCTTTCCGGGCAAGAAGGAAGGACCTAAAAGAGAGTATAAGGATAAGTTTCCTAAGAAACTTCCAACTCTAGAAGATGTAAAAAAGAAGTATGGCACAGTTGTTTGGTGTAAGTTTACAGACTGCGCAAGTAATGAGGAAATAAAAAATTTACAAAGGACTACAGGAACTTTATTAAAAAGAACAAACTATACACCAATTGTCGAACAAGAACACATTTGGCCGGGGATATGTACTAGAGGAGAGATAGGTATGAAATATGACGCTATAAAAATGCCTCATGGTGCTAAGATAAAGTTTCCAAGTTGTTACACAGCTCACACAGATAAAACAGGATACTGGGACTTTTCTCAATTCCTAAACTCAGACGGAAGTCCATTAGGGGGTAATATAGATTCCCAACATGTGTCTGATGATGGGTATGGAATGATGGACGATAACAGTATATATGACGATTATAAAGACTAATTATGCCTAAACATATACCAGAAGAAATTAAATTTCAAGCTATGGAACTTTTCTTACAAGGTGATAAATCTGCCAAACAGATAGCCGAAGAAGTTTCTACAGAAGAACACCCTGTTGCTGCGCCTACTATTTATATGTGGGCAAAAAGAAATAAGTGGGGAGAGCAGAAAGCTGTTGCTATTGCAGACCAGCAAACTAAGTTAGCTGAGAGCGAAGGCGAAAGATTTTCACGACTACAATCAGAGCAACTTGATACTTATACTGAGTTAGCTAATAAAGCAGGCAGAGAAATAAAGGGATTAACTTTTGATAGACCTTTAGATGCTGCCCGAGCGGCTGATATAGGTATAAAAGGGCAGCGCGATGTTATGCAAGGCATGATAAACATGGAATTTGTGCAAGACATAATGACTGTTTTAATTGAAGAAATATCTGATGCAGACACCCTACAACGAATTGGAGTTAAATTAAAAGCTATTGAACAAAAAAATAGAGAGGTATAATTGTGCCTAAAGATATTGTTAGTGTTGAACAAGCTTTTAATATGCTTTCTGATGGTTTAGTAGAGCAAAAAAGATATGAAGTTGGAACCTTTAGAGAGTTTATAGAAAATATATGGGCCCATTCATATGATAACCCAGAGTATTTTAAAGCGTGGCATGTAAGTTTACTTGCCGAAGATATTGAAGAATGTTTAGAAACAGGCTTAAACTATGTAGGAGTTCTTCCCAGAGGACATTTTAAATCCACTATTCTGGGACACGCATTCAGTGTTTGGAGATTATTGAAAGCTCCAAGAGATATGTCGATACTTTACTTATCTTATAGTGATGGTATGGCTAAATATCATATTGCTGAGATAAATAAAACAATTGCTAGAAATCCTATTATTCCAGAATTACTTGTAAACCGTAACCCAAAGGCAGATTATTCTGCTAGGTTTTATAAAAATAACCAACCAATGGATATTATGCATGGTGGTTTGTTTTCTTTCAAAAGGGGAATGCACGTCAATGGAGCCTTGATTGCTGATGACGTTTTGAGAGACCCAGAGAACCCTTTGAATATGGGACAAATAACTAAAGTAGAAGACCATTTTATGACAGAAAGTTTATTCATACCATTGAAAGAAGCTCCTGTTATAGTTGTAGGGACTCCTATGATGCCCGGAGACATCCTTGCTAAACTACAAGATGATGAACGATTTAAAGCAAGAGTGTTGCCTGCGCTAGACCCGGTGCCCGGGAGAAGAGTATTAGCGCCTGAAATTATGAGTGAGGAATATTTACTAGCACAACAAAAAGCTAGACCTAAATCCTTTGCTTCAGAGTTTATGTTAGTACCACATTTCGCTACAGAATCTTACTTTGATGCTGAAGACATTGAAAAATGTGAAGATGAGGTTCTGAGAAATGCTCCAGCAA